AATCTATTGATGATTGCCGAGGCTTGAATCTTACTTCTTACATCGTCTTGATGTCTACGACCCATGGGTCTGCCAGCTAGTTTTTTGTCTTCCATTGTCTTGTGACTCCTTATAGGTTGGTCACCCTGTTGTTAAAATTAGTTTACCAGTTATGTATTGCGTTGATAATAAGAGTGAGGTTAGCTATTACAGCTAACAGTATTATTGCCCAATGGTCGTTCATTAAAATTGTCTACGATAAAATAATTCTAATAGTTTACCAGTATCAATGCCACCTCTAGGGTTTAGTTCTTGAACATAACGATTTTTTTCATAATTAGCACCAATTGCATTCTTACCAAAGTTATATGCAACATCAGCACCAGTCAATCCAAATTCATCACCATATTTGTTAGAATAACCACCGGCAGTTAATCCAGCAGTTAAAGCATTATCCCCTACAGGGAATGAATAACCAGCTCTACCACCACCGTATATTGTATCTGTTCCACCTTGAGTCATTTTACCCATAGATGCTTGTAGCTGCATACGATTTAAAATTTCTTGTAGCTTATTAGGGTCTGTATCTAACAGGCTAGGCAAGTCAGGCAAATTATATTTATTGCCTTTTAATGTTGGTGCAAGATATGTAGCTAATCCAGCCATTACTTACCTTTGACTTTAGCAGCCTCAGATAGTGCAATGGCGATTGCTTGCTTACGACTACGCACTACCTTGCCACCTTTACCAGAATGCAGCTCTTTGTCTTTATACTCGCCCATAACCTTGCCAATCTTTTCTGCTGCTTTATCTAATCGCATAATTAATCCTCGGTTTCAAAGTCTTTACGTTCCCATACAGAGCATAGACGGGAGTTATGGCAAATCAAATCTAGCTTATGACACCAGCCACGTTGAGCTTGACCATCATACAGGTCGTACTTGTTTAGTGGGATGGCTTCCATAGCCTCAAACATTTCGGGAGTGTTGTCGTAGTATTCGCAGTTACCGCATCGTTGACGTTTGGCTTCTGCTGGTGTGATTCGGAACATCTTAGCCATCTTTGCCCAGTACTCGGTATTAGGCAAACTTGGGTTCATAGCTCCTAGAGAATAGTTATCAATGGCATTCTTGGTGTTGTCAGCAATCTCTTTGGCTGTGCCAATAGTAGTTTTTGTGTCTAACAAACCTCTTGCCATAGTTATTCCCTTAAAAAGTAGGAGGTTCTCGCAACTAGACTACCTCGGAGTCTACCCTATCACGTCTGAGGGGCAATGGTTACTTTCTAGCGATGTACAGTCGCTGGAATAAAAGAGTAATGCAGACTCGCACTACTATAAATCGTTACGTGACTTTACCATACTAATCAATCGTGGTCAATATATCACTTTTAATGGTTTTAACTATGGTAACGTGTCTAAAAAAGAGCATAATTCGTACATATACACAATGACGTGTACATAAAACAAAGGAATCTAATCATGTGGACATCTCCAGCAGTAAGTGAACATCGCATTGGCTTTGAAGTAACCGCTTATATAATGACACGATAGTATATACGTTGTATATACCCAGTTATGGAGTTACATTCTTCATAATGTCTTCATGGCTGGGTTCTTGAGAGTACTCAAACTCTATCAGCATCTCAATAAAATGCATCGCTTTCTTTAAGTCCTCAAGACCGTTCTTATTCCTATGCCGACAAAGGTACTTGATTGCAGTAGCCTCTAGGTACGGAATATTATTGTAATAGCAAAACTCTGCTGGCTGTATTGCAAAGCCCTTGTAGTGATTGCCACCGTGTTGGATGTCTAGTACGCTCATTACCAATCACTCCCTGACATAGTTGCGCCACTTGTATAGTTCTTAGGTGATTTCATGTTTGCCCGATCTATTGCACGTTGAGTCATGTATAGATTGCTTAATTTTCTGTCATCAAAATTAATTACCCTAGCACCAGGTATTGTTGGTGTATTTTCGCTAACCTTAGTTTTGTATTTCTTAGGTGACACATACTCTAATGCATCCTCGTAGCTCATTAGCTTGGTAGTGACAAAGCTATAATACTTACGTGTGCCGGTGTCGTTAACAACAATGCTCTTCATAAAGCCTCTAGCCATTAAGCTCTTGATGGTGTTAGATGCAGTATTCTTGTCATCATCTAATTGTTGCTTCATGTCTGTTAAGGTTTTAGGTAATACGCAAAATTCTAGGTAGACGTTATATCTAGCAACCATCTCTTTTGCCATTCTATCTAGCTTTGCTTCTTGTTGTGCGTACGAGTCTGCTAGTTTTTTATCTCTATATGCCTGTTCTGCTGCCTTGGCTTCTTCTTGGGTCTTGTAGTCACCAATGTGAATAATCTGACAGTCTGCATCCCTAGCTGTTACTACCCATGCATCTACTTTTTTACGAAAAACTATCATAATAAACCTTTCTCAATTAATCTTAGTTGCGTTTCAATAACACCTTCTAGGTGCGATAACTTTAATTCATCTCTAGTATGGTTAGTTCTTACCCTACCATCTATAGCATCGTGGCATCCAGAGCAACAATACGCACCGTGCAGGTCGTTTACTTTCTGACCAGTACCGTGTCCATATCTAATGCCATTTAAATGCGCCAAAACGGTTGTTTCCGGATTGCCATTGCAGTAGCCAATAATTCTGACCGTGCAATTCTCGCCTTTAGCTGACTGTGTGATTTTAGACATTATTAATCCTATTACCAATCCACCTCATCACAGGCACAGCCATAGAATTACCTAGCGCTTTATATCGTGTGCTATCGCTTGATGTAGGTGTGTTAGTGTAGTTATCTGGAAAACCTTGTAATCGTTCACATTCCATAGGAGTTAGTCTACGAACACGCATTGAATTAATTAAAGGAACATGACCTCCACCAACTCCCATTGCACTTGTTAAAGTTGGTGCTATATTTTCACCTATTGCTGCATTTGGATGTTGACCACCAAGACAAGCAACTGCAATTTGTTGATCCTGTACTGTGCTTAAAGTAAAGGCTGTGTTATCACTACCCAAATAACCTTTACCACCACCAGCACATCCACCACGAACTTTAAAAGCATGAGCAACATTATGCACAAGTGGTTTAGTATCTAAGTCAGCACCACCAGTACCATACGATGCAGTAAGCGTTCCTAATACTTCTTCTCCATCCCTGGCATGAACCGGAACAATTGCCATCTTAGTATAATCATAACTATCAATACCTTTACAATCTCTAGCTAGTAATGTCCCGGCTGTATTGTATGGTGCAATTACAGCGTTTCCTTCACTTCTTGCTGGATTGTAGCTGCTGTGGCTTGCAGGGCTTTTTGTAAGGCAATTGGCAATTTCTTGCCCCTTACTTCTGCTCGGCGTAATATCCCCACACAGGCTTTCGGACTCAAAAAGTACTTTGGCAGCACTTCTCCAATCTCCAAGACATCCGACAACGAACACACGTCTGCGCCTTTGTGGCACTCCGAAATGTTGAGCGTCAAGAACCCTGTAGGCGAACCCATACCCGAGTTCAGCCAACCCTTGAAGTAAGGCTGCGAAGTCATGTCCTCCGTTACTAGAGAGTACTCCTGGTACGTTCTCCCATAAAAGCCATTTGGGTTTAAAGTGGTCAGCCATTGCGAGGTAGGTAAGCATGAGGTTTCCACGAGGGTCTGCCAAACCTTTTCTGAGTCCGGCAACGGAAAATGATTGGCAAGGTGTTCCTCCGACCAAAAGGTTGACTGGTTCATTTATATTCCACTCCTTAAATTTTGTCATGTCACCATAATTAGTAACATTTGGATAATGATGTGCTAACAATTGACTTGGGAATTTCTCAATCTCTGAGAATCCAACTGGATTCCATCCCATGTCATGCCAGGCTACTGTTGCTGCTTCTATTCCACTACATACGCTTAAATAGTTCATTATATGTTCTCATTAAATACAAATCCGATACTTCCAGACCAAAGTTCTATATGCCGTTGGTAATCAGCCATCTCTGCCGTGGACAGTTTAGTCGTACTCTTAATGACTTCAATTGTTTCTCCATTGACTACAGACTGACTGCGTAGGAACTTCCATCCCATAAGTTCATGAACCTTATCTGGTGACTCGCCAATATACTCGCCAAGCGCACCATATAGTTTCCATAGTCTAGCATTTTGCTCTAAGTTACGAGTGTGTGACTTGATTGTTACGTTAGCCACATATCCTTGTGATAAATCTAGTGCTTTAATTTTTTCAAACAAGTAAGGCAGATTGCTACTGCTTATATTAAAGTTTTTAACTTCCATGAAACATATCCTTTATCTTTCTGCGTGACTCTTGAGATGTAGCCACTTTCACCGTTTCTATTTTGTCTTGCTTTATTTCACCAGTTATTACCCTAGTTCCATCTGTTGCACGAAACTTACCAGTAAACCCAGCAGCCTTCATGCGTTTAATCCATTCATTACATGAAATCATAGTCATTAAATACAGCCTTAACTAAAATGTCCATGTAAGCAGGAATCGTAAACTTGCCTGACTCGTACTTGGCAATGCTATCCCTGGTCTTAAATAACTTAGTGCCAAACTCTTTCTGTGATAAACCAGTTTTATTGCGTAATTCTTTTAACTCTGTGTGTGTCATTAATAACCCTTTCTGTCGTTGATAGAATTATTATATATCACGCTGTATAAAATATGCAACTAATCTTTAGCATTTCGTTTGGCTTTCTCTAAAGTATCGTAATAACCTAAGTTTTTATTGCGATTACTAAGACCGTACTTAACTCCTGTAGGTGAGAAATATTTAGCTATAGTCCACAATCCAGAACTAATATGGTATTTGTCTTGTTCAAGCCACTTCATAGTTTTCACCTAGCAATTTACGAGCAGCCTCTACTGACATCTCAGGAAAGTTTTGCGGAGTCTTTAATATGCGTTTAGCCCAGGCATGGTAATCATTCTTAGGCTTTAGCTTTTCTGCAATAAATTTATTCAATTTATCCACGTTCTCTTTATTTTCAGCATAACTAGCTGGTGATGGTAATGCATGGTACTCAGCTTCCCTTGGTTTGCATATTTGAACTATGTCTGCCGGTTGAGGTAGCTTATTTGGTGTATCAGTCCACTTATCAAATGCACGACCAACAACATTAAAGTCAAATCGCTCTAACTTATGCCACCAGATCCGTAGCATCTCTTTCTCTGGTAGTGGCTTTCCGTAAATAGTAAACACGGCATTGACCATATCTTTAAATGCTTTTTTGTCAGTTTCAATCATGATAACTCCTAAAATGGTGCAGCTTGTTCTGGTGCTTCATCCATCCAGCGACCTTGGTTTAAGTAAGTAGCTGGATTAGGAATGTATTTACCATCCTCTGCTTGCCATTGTCTTGTTTCTCGTTGCCAGTTGATAGCATCAATAACTTTAATAATGTCAGGGTTTGCTTTATTCCATGCCTTACGTGCAGCTTCTTTACCTACTTTCTTTGGGTACTTGTACCAGAAGTCTTCAAAATAATCCTCAAGTACTTCTGTGTTTATAGTCTTTTCTTTCTTATCTAATCTAATCTCTTCTATTCTATTCTCTTCTGCCGTGATGAAATCTGATGCCGTCATGATGCCGTCATGACTCATGCTGTCTATTACCGTATCATACTGTAGCTTAATGTCTTGTATCATGTGGCGCATCTTGGGATTACTAGTAGCAGAACTCATTAAACGCTTGGCTACTTTCATGCAAGTAATTTTGCCATCATTGTTCTCAAACAAACCGACAGAGATAAAACGCTTCATCATCTCTTCTACTTTCTGTGGGCTTGATCCAGTATTACGAGCAATAACCCTAGCATCGTGCTTTAACTCAAAGGTAATGTTATCAGCCGATGTCTTACCTACTATCAGCTCAATGCAATACCAATACAATCCGTAACCTTCTAATCCATAATCAAGCAATACCTCTTGTAGTTTTTCATCAAGGTTTGCATTTGAATCATGTCTAAACCATTCCATAATTTTGCTCCAAAAAAAAGGGCTGCTAGATAGGTGGGACAAGCACCTAAATAACAACCCTGATACCAGAGGCATCAATAATCACGACTTCTTGTCCAAGCCATTATTGATACCACTAAACATCACATTAAACTATTTCTTTATGTCTTGCAAGTAATTTGTTATGGCGGTCTTAGCTTCATCAAAGCCAAAACATACAACAGCTAGATAATTCATAGAAATAGCTGCTTCCATAAACTCTTTCTGACTATCTGATACTTTGCCAGCCTTTGCCTTCATCTCAATAAACATTCCGTGATACTTACTATTAGGAATCATTAAGAATAAATCGCTGACTCCGGCAAGCACTCCCTCTGCCTTTAAATTGACTGCCGTGACTATGTGCCTAGACCCACCGTTAGGGATTGCCCATAGGTGATACTTGTATTGCTTGTATTGCATTCTGAACCATGTGATTAACATGACTTGTTCTTGGTGTTCTGATATTTTCATAATTATTTTCACTAAATGTATAAATAATGCTTGACATGGTTATTTGCTGTTGATATTATACACACATCGCAGCAAGTTATGCGATTAACTTAATAGAAACGGTAAGGAGAAATAAAATGGACTATAACGCAGATTGGTACCCAGCTTGTACACTTGACCCAGACTGGCAAGACCGTGGCAATCATAATGACAATACAGAAGAGCGTATTTATGACCACATCACAGAAACCCTTCAATCATCAGCAAACGATGTATTTTCAATCGTACTAGACTACGCTGACCAAGAAGCTATTGCACAGACTCTTAAAGCAATGGTTATTGCTTACGACAATTCCTTAAACGCAGGTAGAAAAGTAGACCGTGAGCAAAGCGCACAAGATTTCATTGTGTTTGCCAAATCATTTGCTAACGTATGTATATCTGCTATTGAAAAAGAGGCAGAACAAAATGCGTGATTACAAAAACTACAAACCTAAAACAGACTTTACACCAGTTATTGAGGGCTTATGCTTTGTTGGTGTAGTCTTATTGTCAATTTTCTTATATTTATTATTGGCGGTTTAATATGTCAGTTTCTTACGAACAAGAACGCAAGCAACATATTGCTGACCTGCAAGCACAGTTTACAGAGTTTTTGTATGAGCATTACAGCATAGGCAATGGTGAGCAACTTATTAACATACTTGAGCAAGGTGATGCACTTGAGGCTTTCTTAGACCTTAAAGGCTTACCAGAAGACACAGAGATTGAAATTTAAGGAGAATGATATGTCAGTTTACAAAAAATTAAACAAT